AAAAGATGAAAATACCTGCTCGTAAATTGTTTATGCAATTTTGTCAAGAGCGTATTGAAACCGGTCGTATGTATGTAATGAATATGGACCATGTTAACGATCATAGTTCATTTCTTGACCCGATCAGTATGTCTAACTTATGTCAAGAAATTACATTACCAACAACTCCTATAACTCATATTGATGGTACCGAAAGCGGTGAGATCGCTTTGTGTGTTTTATCTGCAATTAACGTAGGTCAAATAAAGAAACTATCTGATTTACAGGGAGTGTGCGAAAATATTGTAAGAGCTTTAGATTATGTTATTGAAAATCAAGACTACCCTGTAGACGCTGCTCTTAACATGAAGAAAAGACGAAGTATAGGTGTAGGTATTACTAATTTTGCTTATTATCTTGCTAAGAATAATGTCAAATACTCAGACAAAGAAGCTTTAGAACTTACTGACGAGCTATGTGAGAGTATACAATTTTATTTACTGAAAGCATCCGTTAATCTCGCTAAGGAGAAAGGTAAGTGCGAGTGGTTTGATAGAACAAAGTATAGTAAAGGTATTCTACCTATCGATACTTACTGCAAAGAAGTAGATAAGTTAACAAAACGTAAACTTTCTCATGACTGGGAAGAGCTTAGAAAAGATATTGTAGAGCATGGATTAAGAAACAGTACATTGACTGCTCTTATGCCTTGTGAAAGCTCATCACTAGTTACAAATTCTACAAATGGTATAGAACCACCTCGTAGTTTAGTAACAGTTAAAAAGTCAAAACAAGGATTAATACCTCAAGTAGTTCCAGAAATTGCAAGACTAAAAAACAAATATACAATGGCATATGATATGGAAAATAATGTAGGCTATATTAATCTCTGCGCAGTAATGCAAAAATATTTTGATCAAGCTATATCTGCTAATCATTATTATAACTTTGCTAGATTTGAAGAAGGTAATCTTCCAATGTCTGTAGTAGCAAAAGATATTTTGTATTCATATAAAGTAGGGTTAAAAACTCTTTATTATGCTAACACAGATGACGGCAAGTCTGATACAACTGAGAATGAACAAGATAACGATTGCGCTGGCGGAGCTTGCAAGTTATAGTTGAACGTCAATTGTTAAATATTATAATAGATACAATGAGTATTATTAATAAGAATAACGTAGATACTACTAAGCAGCCGCTATTTTTTGGTGAAGGTCTTAACTTGCAAAGATACGATCGTCAACGATATAAAAAATTATACGATCTATTTTTGCAACATTTGAGTTTTTTCTGGAGACCTGAAGAGGTAG